GGTTTCACGATACGACTTCTGCTAATTACAGAGGTCTGATTGTGCCCCATTACGGCTGCGTTCTGGGCGATCCATATCCATCCTATAAAGCTAGTTCAGCTGAACAGCTGGACGCTTTTGGGACGACTGCGATCGCTAGGTGTAAGCCGGCTAATTCCATTGCGAGTTTGGCCGAGACGCTTCTCGAACTTAAAAAGGATGGTCTGCCGAAAATGGCAGGTGCCACCCTTTGGAAGTTGAAGACTGCTAAAGCCCGTCAAAAGGCTGCAGCAGGCAACTACCTCGAGTACGAGTTTGCGTTGAAGCCACTTGCTAACGACATAGCCAATGCGGCTGCTGTCGTTTTCGACGCGGATAGACTGATAAAACAGTATAAACGCGACGCAGGCAAGTTCATTCGCAGGAAGTACGCCTTTCCACCATTGGTCGAAGAAGACGTGCAACTCCTAGATTCACGCGCTACCGCGGTCCTTGTTGGACCAACGAACGGCGCAATGGAGGACCCACGCAACTTCGCCAAGGGTCAGGTATATCTGTCTCGTAAGACAGTCCGGAAAGTCTGGTTTAGTGGTGCGTTTGTTTACTTCGTCCCGCCGGATATTCTGGCTATGGACGCGATAGACTCACGCTCCGGTCCTTTGAAGAAATTCTTAGGACTGGAAATCACTCCAGAAACGATCTGGAACCTGACCCCATGGAGCTGGGCCGTCGATTGGGTGTCAAACACTGGAGATGTCATTTCGAATCTCCAGAGCTGGCAACGCGATGGCATGGTGATGCCGTATGGGTATGTGATGGAACATGTTCGTTCCGAGCACACCTATACGTATGGGGGTCCAACCGGTTGGTTAGGAGCCTCACAACCGACACCCGTTACTTTCGTTTCTGAAACGAAGCAACGTCGTCGGGCAACACCCTTCGGGTTCGGCTTGAAGTACGGTGACTTCAGTGACCGTCAGAAAGCCATAATCGCGGCACTTGGTATATCCAAGGGCAAGTGATTGACATGTTGTTTACGTCAAACCGCCACAGGGAGCATACCAATGCTCCTAGGAGTGATGCCTATGTCTCTGACCGATCCACTGTCCATTACCATCTCGGGCGTTACGTCTTCCGTCCCCCGCGTTAGCGTGGGTGACGATAAGTCGGAATACTCGTCTGGCGATGGGCTGCTGACGGCTACGTTCAGCCACCTTTACCAGCAAGGCAAGGGTGACAGGACGCGCCGTATGGCGCGGATCGACGTTCGGAAGTTGGCCCCGGACGTGTTTAAGCCGAGCGAGAATGTGGAAGTGTCGATGGCGACTTACGTCGTCTTCGATCTCCCTCTCGCCGGCTACACACCTACGGAAGCCAAGGCCGTTTTCGATGGCTTCATCGCCACCTTGAACGCCTCTTCCGGCGCGATGGTCACGAAGCTGCTCGGCGGGGAGTCGTGAGACGACCCTCCGTGCGTTTCGGATCACCGTGCCACAGGTACCATGAGTGATCATGATGACATACCCGAAAGGGATGTCCACCGTGATCCTTCACGTCCTCCTCGAGGTTCCCTCGGGAGGAGAAGTGTCGACTACGACGACCGAACCAACCTTAATAAAAGGATACTGGTAACGGTCGTTGTTGTTGTCGACGCTTTGTACCTAGTGGGCGAAGCTATCATTACGGGTCAGAATCTCTGCCCATGATGAAGGCTGTCAAACAGACTGGTGTCTGTGTCGTCTGGGGACCCGCGGACGAGGAATCGCCCAAGGGTATCCTACAAGTGACCATCCGTCTCGGCACCCGCCGAACAACGGAAGATCATCTTGCGGTTCAAGCACTACTGGATGCGGTAAAACGCATTCAGGAGTTGCCTGATCCCCAGATGGGATAGGCATCTTAGTGCAGCAATACATTCCACACCACAGAGGGAAGACCCCTCGAAAGGACGGACATGGTTAACCATGAGGCCCTGGAAAGGGTATTCGCTCTCATCTCCAGTAACCTGGGATGGGATCTCTGTGACTGGGAATCGAGTGACAAACTCGAACTCCAGTCAGTGCGAGACGCTCTCCAACCGGAGAGCGACGTCATCTGCGAGCACGGTACGTGGTCGGTAGTCCGTATGGACTCCTTCCACTCCTTGTTCGTCGATGCGTACAGGTGCGAGTCGTAACTGCATCTGAACTAGACGTAGGCTAAGGATGCATACACCCCCTAATACAGGAGGGATGCTGAAAAGCCTAACGTCACTCTGGTCCTGTACAGCCAATGAATTGGCTGTGCGATGCTGCACCAGCGCCACTCACGACATAACAACTGTCGTGAGGCGTGTTGAACACGAGGGGTTGTCCTTTTTGGGGATTACCCTGGCGGATCTTGGAAAAGCTACCCAAAAGTGGCTAGACCAAGGATTCGTCGTCCCTTCGGACG